GTTTTGTTGGTTAGGGTTTGTGTGCCTGTTAAAGTAACAACAGAAGAATCAATGGCTATGGTAATATCTCCACTACCAGTTGCATTAATTCCTGTGCCACCTATAATACTGGATACTGCCCCAGTAGCATTTAAATCAATACTTTTATCAGTAACATCTTGTGTTGCAGTAATGTTGGTATGACTTGCATTTGTAATAAGAATATCTTTAACTGCATCTTGTATGTATTGTAAAATGGTTTGACTACCAATATAAAGTGTCGTTGAAATCTTAACTGCATTACTCGCAATTTGTAAATCAGATGCAGTCCCATCACCATCATAAATAGTACGAAGTGTTCCATCAATTCCTCCAGTTTCTCCTATGTGGATTAATTGAACATAACCCTGATTAACAGGTGTTGGTCCTAAATTGGTATTACTGCTCACCTAATTCCTTGTATAAATCTTTATCTGTCATTCGTTTATGCCCTCTACCTATATCATCTGAAAAGATAGCAGGCTTACCAAGAAGTCTTTGAACTTTTTTATTTCCTTTACAATCTTGAACATCGGAACATTTTTTGATTTTTTCATCGTTCATACTCTGAACTACTTCAAATTTCTCTCCACAATCGCATAAATATTCGTATATTGGCATCTCTATCCTCGTTTTTTTAATTTTTAAGGGTTATGTGGGGATATCCGAAAATATCCCCATATATAACCGATTTTCGTTAATTCAATTAAGGATTAACAAAATTCACAACACCTAATGATGTTGATGAAGTTGCGTGTGATAACGCAGCTCCAAATAGAACATCAGCAACAACTGAAGTCGCCAAGTAGTCAATATCATAAGATGATTGAACTCTTGGTGCGATTTGTTGCGCAAAGTAAACTGAATTTCTATTGAAAATAGTTCCAGTTTCATCTCCAGTACCGCCATCATCGTCCCAGTCAGTTGAAGCATATACAGGCATACCATAAATGTTCATAATTTGTCCTGAAGCGATTGGATTAGCTGCATCTCCTCTTACGTTTGCTTGAGTGAAATCACCTAAGCCCATAAGAGCCATATACATAGCTGGTGAAGCATAGAAATAATGCTCTCCATCTGTATAGTCAAATCCTGCATCAAGAAGTTTTTGTAGTCCGCTTCTTACTTCTGCAGTAGTTGGTGTGTTGTCAGCAGCTAAAGTTACATCATTACCAGTAGCAGATTGTAGTACATCTACTGCTAAGTAGTTTTCTACTTTTTTAGCCAAAGCATATCCCATTGAACGAGCATAAGCATTGAATAAGTCAGCAGATTCTTGAACTTTAACAATGTCCTCGATTCTTTTAGCTTCATATTGATGCTGATTTAAGTTAAGTTGAATTACTCCATCGGTATTAGCGGAATAAGTTACTGCAGTGTCAGCAGACTTAGCAGCAGCAGTTTCTTCAGCTACCTTAGGAATATTCAATATGTCGCCACCAGTCGCAACCATTGATGAGAAGTCAAGCACTTGATTTCTTAACTGAAATTTTCTTTCAGCATAATCAAGAATAGCATCTCTCCACATCTCAGGAATAAAATTAGCAGCAGTTGTTGTTGTTACATTAGCCATTTTTTATTTCTCCTTAAATTTTAGCTATTTTTATACCCCTCTACTATCTGTTGCCAAAGTTTAGGATTCTTACGAGCTTGTTCTCTATCCTTATCGGATAAATCAGCCCATTTTGTATTAGCAGCAAATTTGCCACTTGAAGTCACCTCTTTTGCATCAGATACTTGCACTTTTTTATTTCCCAATCTTTCAATGTGCTTCTCCAACTTAATTGTTGGCAGGTCTTGGTATATTTCTTGTTCTTCATCTGAAAGTTGGGACAGCAGATGTTCTCGTCTTTGTTTTTCTTGAATTTCATAGCTTTCTACGATTGGCTTTAACTTTTCGTTTTCTGCTTTCATACTTTCATACAAAGATTTAAACTCCTCTTTTTCTTCAAGTCTTTTTTGCTCTTGAAGTTTGAGGTTTTCTTTGAGTTCATTTAACTCGGCTTCTGCTGATTGAGCTCTTGTTCGGTATTTCTTGCTTTCTGCAATTAAATTACCGAAATCATCATTATTTTCCTGTGTAGAAACTTCTGCTACTGCTTGTTCTTCTACTCTTGTTGTTTCTTCGGACATTCTGCCCTCCTTATTATTTACCTATTTTAATATTGATAGGCTCTCGCATATAATTATTAGCTTTCCTATCAATAATTCTTTGTAAAAAGTCTACAGACTTATTACGATTCCTAACTGATAAATCACGAATTACATAACCTCTGTTTTCGTTTCCTTCGACAATATGCCCTCTTTCAAAGGTTAATAATGCTCGATTGTTTCTCCCCTCAGGTCTTATTCTTCTTTGTGTTTCACCAGTAAGAATCATATTTACATTTTGCGTATAAGAATTAAGCGGTTTACCTCTTAACGATTTAGGTCTTACAGGCTCAAATCTTTTCGCTTTTTTATTTTTATAGCTATCAATATATACGGCTTGTTTTTTGCCATTTACATTAATAGTTCTCCAACCGATATTGCTTCCCTTGTTAGAATATTTTTTTCTTCCATTTTGCAAAAGTCCATTATCCATATCTCGAATAATTAATCCTCTTGCATAAGAAGCAAGTTGTCCATATTCTAATGAACTGAATTTTGCAATATCTCTTGCTTTCATCATACTGGCACCCATTCGTGCCTACAATTAAATCCCCCTCCATCAGCAAAAGTCACACCTGTTGTTAGTGCTTCTATTTCTTTTGCTGTTAGTCCATCTCCCTGTGCAAGTAAAGTGTCTGCACACTCTTGCCTTGTTTTAGTGTCGTTTGGTCCGACGTAAACAAATCTTTGTTCTGGAATATTTTCAAAAAGTTTAGCAGTTGTAGTTCTTGCGTAACGAGCAAAACTATCGTTTAACAACGCAACTCTTTGAGAACTACTTAATGCTTTACCTACTCCATAATTCGCTTGTAAACCTTGCATTATGGACGCAGATGACTCTCCTGTTAATACACCTCTAAACATTAAAGTCTTTATTTCATTGGCATATTGAGTAACACCTGCGGATATATTCGTTAAGTCCAATGTTGATAAAAATTCAATAGCACTAATAGCAGTAGTCGTTTGTTTAGCTTTTTGAGAAGCGCTTAAAACTGCAAAAGATTTGATTGCTTGAGAATCGTATGTATTTTTAACTTTTTCAAGCAAAGCAGGAAAACCTAAAGCATTTAATTCATCTACTAAATTAATTTGTTTAAATGCCTGTGCTAATTGTTCATCATTTAAGACAACTAATCCTTTTAGAACTTTCTCAATTTTCTTGAGAAGTTCTTTCTGAATCTTTTCAATATCTTTTTGAAAAAAGTTCAAATCGTCCATTATTGTTGCGCCTTAATAATTTGGTCGATTAAAGTTCCTTGTGATTGCTCTACTGCTTGTGGTTTTTCGTTATCTAATTGAGAAACCATATTTTGTATTTCTTCTTCTTCTAAGTCAGGGTTTTTCTTTCTTAGATAAGATTGTCTTGTTTCTAAATCATTATCAAAAGCCCAAGAATAGTATTTAATTTCTTCGTCCATTGACATTGGTACTTCTCTTTCTGCAAAGTCAATACTAAATTGGTCGCCAAGATTAATACCACCTGATACTTCACAGATTCTTTGTGCAATTCTAAATTGTTCTTTTTCAAAAGGGCGATAGATTTGTTCAATGTCACTTCTAAGGGCGTCCATTAAATCTATTTGAGCCATTTTCTTAGATAATCCACTTTCTGCGCTTTTATCAGTCCAATTAATTCTAACATTGTTAGCTTGTGCTATAGAATCGACCATATACTTCGTAGATTCAATCATTCCATTAATATCGGCATTAGGGCTTGCATAAGTAAAATTGGCTCCTTCAGGTAATACTAATGCTTTGTCTTGCCCCATTGAGATTCGTTGTTCAGTATCTAATCCTGTAAATAAAGGTTGCCCTAACATAAATCTTCCGTGTAAAGCTAATTCAGTCAATAGAATATTAATGCTTCTCATACCATCGACTAAATCATTTGCGCCTTCTCTAAAGAAATCTCTTGTCAAAGGGTGTCTATGGGCAATGTTAAATGGTAAGATATCTCCATAAGGGTTTCT